GAGAAACCAAGCGGATCCCACAGACCTGCAGCACTGGCTTGAATAGTCGTTCCGGGAACCCAGCCACCACCACCTTGAGCGGTAAAACCGACACAAGGCATGTTGTTAGCGGGATTGTTGAAACGCATGACTATGGCACCAATGCCGTTGTCCGTCGTGCTCATCGTGAACTTGCCGAACGTGCGCGTCTTAACCGACGGCGTGACGATATCATCCGGGACACAGACCTCGGAGTTGTCCTCATAGAGATCAAAGGGATTGCACATCGCTCGGGCGTAGTTTTGGGTACAAGGTGGAAGCCTGACGACGGGTCGTCCATCAGGGTGTCCATGGGTCTTCTTGCGGTTGCGCCGGGTGTTATGGTCTCCTTGGTACTGTTGGACTCCGTCCTTGTACTTTTGGACCCTTCCACTCCTGGCTGATCGTTGCTCTGCTTGGCTAATAGCTCTTCGTACAGCTGCGGGCACTGGATCTTTAGATCTTCGAGTGCTCTTATTGCGCGCCATTGTTCTAGAGTTATTGAAATAATTTTCGTTAAAAGTTTGGTTGAATGCTTTGCTTGTGCTGGTGATTCAAAATACCCCTTGGTCTTTCATCTGGACAGGTCTCTCACCTGAGTGCGTAGCTTTATCCTCGGCATTTCGTTCAGAACGCGTTAAGTCCAACGAGCTTTACCAAAACTCATGGACTGTTACCCAATTGATTTACTCACATTCAATTAGATCAAGTACGACCTGACAGTCTCCATAACTGTAAAGTCGGTTGGTGAACCTATCGACGAGTTCATCGATGGCACCATGGCGGGCGAGACAGGGATACGCAACTAACAACGCATCTTGAAGACGTTCTGGACTTGGGTCCTGGAATATAGATGGTTGCATCTTCCATTCCATCGATCGAATCTTCTTTAGTCTCTTCTTCTCTTGTTTACTTAACATTCTAGCATCATAGTCCCTGAGAATGAACGCATATATCTCAGACATGAATGGCACATGGGTGAAGTAGCCTCTGAAAGAGAGTGCCTTACTCACCAGCATGTCTTCAGTCGTCTCATGTTTATTTTGAGAGATGCCTAATTTGCTTAAATGCTTGCCAAGGTTTGGGGTGAAGGTCCAGGTTTCCACAAGGGTGTCCGCTTGTATCCTGCAGGGCAGGAGTCTCTGGGAACAGAAATCCACATTTGGGAAAGTGCCATCAGGGTCGTTGCTATGGCCACAATAGTGACCAGTGACTTTGAGTCCAAATTCGAGCATCTCCTTGGCGAACTCCGCTACGAAGTCATCACCATAGGTGAACTGCGAGATTATGCTCATCACTAAGCTACCGATTACACCCACCAACACCGAGTTACCGATGAAAGTGTCTGGGTCTCCACTCCCCACTTTGCCTTTGGTCACACATTTCACGTTGGTCGACGAGAATATGACCCTCTTCACCATGAGACGCATGAGCTTGCATTTGATCTTCCCAAGACCCAATTTCTGGTAGAAACGAATCTTGGCGAAGAGCAATTGAGCCGCCACACTGCCGTCCCATCTTGACATGTCAAACGCATAAAGATGACCATTGTGCATCACCACCAAGTCATCTCCACAAACCATGATAAAATCATGGCCAGCTTCAACGGCTGTGAGGAACTGTTCGGTGAGCTGGCATGTAGTCTTGCCAGTGGCCAGGATGATGCGAAAACCACCGAATTCTTTGCCATCCAATATCTCCCCAAGAAGGTTGGTTAGGGCGTGCATGAACGGCCCCAGAGCAACTTGAACTTCTGGTCTGGTCGGGAAGATACCACGAGGGATCTTAGAACTGTTGGCTGCGGCTTCTCGCTTGATGAACATGCTTCTAATTTGAATTACAAAGGAATTGAGCAAGTCAGGATCATCATCCAATCTTTTCTTAGCGCGCGTGTACATGAGGCGCTTGCTAGTAGGGAACCTTGACACCCACACATCAAAAGGCGTCGCTGAGACGCCAAATGGGAGTGCCATGAGAAGAGCCTCCGCTAGTGACTGGAGGCCCGCTGACAGCTCGTTGACGGCACCACTGGTTGGTGGCGGCCTCTCAACGAGCACCCGATTGTGGATAGCCAGGAGTTCATTCTCCTGACTACCCGAGAAAGAGACGGGACTACTATTTCCAATAGGCCCGCCCCGGAAGAGCTTGCCGGCTGACTCTCGATAGTCATGGTCACCGACTTCCACTTCCTCGCCTGCCTTGAGAGGCGTCTCCTCAAGTGCTCCTGAGCTTTCACATCCGGGGGTGATGATCAACTCACTGGTGTCTGCTCCATCTTCACCTTGGAAAAAGCCCAAAAACGCAGAGCTTTTGAGCTTTTCCTCGAGAGTGGACCCATAGGTATACAAACTATCGATGTCAACATCGAACTTGTTGCCAAATTCGACGACCAACGCCATGGTGCGCGTGATCACCTTCATGAAGATTTCGACGACTGTCGTGTCTTCATCGTCGCTCGCCTCTCCCTCACTAGCCAGGAATTCCTTCTCGGCAATGTCGACATTGTGAGTGTCGGTGACGGTGGGTTTCGTGAGTTTGACTATGAGATCAGCCACATCCTCC